AGGTGTCGGCGTTGAGCTTGTGGACACGTACGTGTCTGGCGGATGGACGACGAATAACGTCATCAACTGCGAGGTCAACAACGTCACGATCCTGTCCTGCACGGTCATCAGCGGTGCCTATCACACGGCTGCCGCAGGAACTGTGAATGGCATCGTGGCACAGTCTGGAAGTTCGATCGCGTACACGACCGTCATCGGCCCGCAAAACCAGCTGGCGCGCGTTGGAAACGGAATCTTCTTTGGCGGGCTAGCAGCTGGCGAGATCACCAACTGCACCGTGTATGGCTGGGATTACAGCCTCGACGCGTTGTCGGGCGGGATTCGTTCGGCAAATACTCAGCTGCTAGTGACGAATACAGCGGTGTTCAAGCAGCAACGCATCGACCAAGCGTTTGCTGTTACTAGCGGGCGCGACATCAACGTGCCCTCAGGCCGCGCGTTTAACTGCATCACGAGCGACATCGGATGGTCGCTTGGCTTGTCCATCGGATGCGTGCAGGGCTTGCAAGCTGTTGAGGAGCTGGCCTACCCAGAGTTCCTCGATCTTCGACCTGTCGAGGGCTCGCAGTCCACGACGCAAAAGGTCGGTCAGGTCAATCAGACAACGTTCACAAAGGATGCCGAAGGCAACGCTCTTCCGACTGGCGCGGAAGGCTTGGTAAACATCGGAGCGTACAACCAGACGACCGTGCCGCAGTCGGTCGCGCCGATCACCGTGGTCGAAAAGACGATCGGCACCGGAGGCGACTACGCGACGATCGCAGCTTGGGAAGCGGACACCGACAATCACCTTGTCGGCTTGCAGCAGGTACAGCGGGGCTTCCTCCTTGACTCCTCGTACAACGAACAGATCACCATCAGCGGTGCAATCACCGATAAGCGCCGATACCGCGAGCTCCGATACGCTGGAGGCAATCGCTACGACGCGCTGAACAACACGGGCGCGTACGTCTACAGCGCGGCTTCGACGGGCGCGGTGATCAAACTTGACGAGAAGTATGCGCGACTGACGGGCATCAAAATCGAGAGCACGTACACGGGCGCGGCTGGAGCTTCGGGTCCAAACGTAGTTGAAGTCTCAAAGTCTGACTGCATCGTGGATGCCGTCGTGGCAGAGCAAAACAGCGTCACGGGCTCTTCAACGGCGACAACGTGCTTCCTTGTGTCAAGCGCCACGGCTGACCGCGTGCGCTTTCGCAACTGCATCGCGCTTGGGAATGGCAACACCGCTGGCGCGTCCGTCGGCTTTTCCCTGAACGGCATCGAGACGCGTGCGCAGAACTGCCTATCAACGCGTATGCGCCGCACGACTACCGGCACCTGCTTCACGTCTGCGGTATCGACCGTGCGCTTTGAGAACTGCTTTGCTGGCAACGGCGACGTAGGTTTCAACACTCCCGCTGGCACTCAACGTTACAACGGCTCCGTCGATACTACGGCGGCGGGCGTCGGCTCTCTTACGAGCGTAGTCGTGGCCGACACGTTCCAAGACGCGACGAACGGCGACTTCAGATTGAAGGCCGGATCTGTCTTGATCGACGCGGGCGTGCCGCTCGACCTTGAGTTCACCGCAGACGTGACGGGCGCGAAGTGGACGCGGCCTTGGAACATCGGACCGTTTGTGGCCTTTGTCGCGCCGCCCATGTATCCCGCGGCCAAGACCGCGCGCACGCATCGGTACTGCCCGATCTGGAAGATCCAGACAAACCTAGGCGACGAGCTGCGCATCGCTGGGCACGACTCGAACCTCTATCACAACGGCGAGCTCTACGAGGCTCAGAGCGGCCTCGACACGACGGCGTACCGCGCCGAAGGCGGTCTGCGCGATCACCAGCTCGAGGCGTTCGGCTTCATTAGCAGCGACCGCATCACCTACGCGGACCTCGACGCTGGGGTGTACCAGAACGCCAAGGTCACGATGTTGCTGGTTGACTGGAAGTACCCGTACCTCGCGCCGGTCCACAAGGCAGTCTTTTTCCTGCGGCGAATCCGCTTTGACGGCGAGCAGTGGCGCGCCGAGGCCGAGGGCTTGACGAGCGTGCTGAAGCGCACCGTCGGGCGCGTCTACTCGCCGCTGTGCCCGTACCAGCTCGGCTCACCGAATCCGCTGCCGAACGGGCGCGCGGGCTGCGGCGTGGACATCTCGCAGTTCACGGAATACGACATCGAAGTGGCTTCGGTCAGCGACGATCGACGCGTATTCCGCGCGAAATCCGCAGCACCTAACGAACTGCCGAGCTTCTCCGATCACTATTTCAATCAGGGCGTCGTGACGTGGACCACGGGCGCAAACATCAATCGCAGCGCGGATGTCGTGGCATACACCGACAGTACGCGTGAGCTTACGCTGGCGATCGAGCAGCCATTCCCGATCGCGGTCGGTGATCGGTTCAACATCGTGCACGGCGACGATCACACGATCAACACGTGCAAGACGCGCTTCGGCAACGAGGACAACTTCGGCGGCGACCCGTACATTCCTGGCTCCCAGCGCGCGTATCAAACACCGTGACCCAAGCACAAGTCATCGCGTGCGCTCGCACATACCTTGGGACACCTTGGAAGCATCAGGCGAGGCGTAAAGGCATCGCTGTGGATTGCATCGGCCTTCTCGTTGGAGCTTTCAACGAGGCGGGCTACGCGATCAACGACGTGACCGACTACGGGCGGAACCCGAATCCTCGCCGCCTCATGGAGCACCTCAACCTCTACTTCAAGCGGATGGCGCCGACGGGTGCGGAGCTCAAGGCTCAGGCAGACCGCGACGCATGGGAGAACGCTGGAGTTGGTGACGTGCTGTTGTTTAGTTTTGTGGGTATGGACGTTCCGCAGCACGTCGGAATCTGCACGGGCAGCAACTTGCTGCACACGTATCAGGGCGCAGGTATGGTCGTCGAGCACGCCATGACCGCGGACTGGCAGCGCGCCCTGCATAGCACGTGGAGGCTGCGCGAATGGCAACGCTAGTCGTCGCTGCGCTGTCCGCGGCTGGCACGTTTGGCACAGCCGGTGCGGTATCTACCGCCGTCTACACCGCCGCGGCTTACGCAGCTGCTGCCTACGTGGATTCGCTTTGGATCAGCCGCATCTCGCAGCCGGATCCGATCGAAGGCCCCAAAGCTGGCTCGGTGCGGCTCAACACGACCGAGGAAGGCGATCCGGTGCAGGAAGCCTACGGGCGCGAGTGCCGCGTCGCCGGTCACGTGCTCGACGTGTCCGAGCTCATCGAGGCGCAGAACACGACTAGCGCAAACGGCAAAGGCGGCTCGGGCGCAGAGTTCACCGAATACACCTACTCTTGCCACGCGATGATCTCCTTTGGCCTCGGGCCCGCGGAGGACATCACGCGCATCCGAGCCAACGGCAAGACGATCTGGGCCAAGTACCCAAATGTCTCGATCAACAGCACGTTGATCGCTGGAGTGGTGACGCGTGTTTCCAACGCGTACTACACGCAAGGCACTACGTTCGCGTCCAACAATGCGACGTGGAATAACACGGCAAAGACGCTGACCTTCAGTACCACGACCGTCATCGAAGGGTACTACTCAAGCACTAACAACCCGCAGCCGGTCACGGACCTGATCGGGCGCATTGTTACAGTGCTAAATCCGAGCGCCGTTGGATTGAACGGTGCCAGCTTTGCGATCACAGCCGCTTCGGTCACCGTCTCCGGAGGTGTTCGTACTTACGTGCTGACTATCGGGTCCGCGACCGGAGTATCGAACGGCACGCTGTCGATCCAGATCGACTCTGGAACGCCAACGAACGCTGGCACGGTGTGGTATCTGACGATGACCTCCACATCGACGCTGGCAGATCTCTCAGAGATCCAGATCGGCGGAAACTATCTTCAAATCACTGCGCCCGCCGGAGCCGTCGGAAACTATCAGGTCGTGGACTCTGGCACGAACGCTGATAGCACGACCTTCTGCAAAGTGAGAGGCACGGGTGCGAGCGCGCCGTTTGCTGCGTTCAGTAGCGGCACGACGGTCACCTTGTTTCAAAACAACCCTAGCTTCTCGCCTAAGAAGATGGCCGAGGCTCCAAACTTCCACCGCGGCGGCGTCAGCGGATTGCTCGGTGCGGAAGATGCTCCGGTGGATGAACTCTTCGCCAGCCTTCGCGCGCCGAATCCCGTGCCCGCTTATCGCGGGAAAATCGTTGTCACGTTCAAGGGCTTGCAACTCTTCGACTACGGCAACACGCTGCCGCAGTTCGAGGCCGACATCGTGCAGAGCAGCACCGCCGAGGTGAAGGATTACATCGGGCAGGTGTGCCGCGATGCAGGCCTTGGCGACGAAGAGTTCGAGGCCGACGCGATCACGAACACCCTGCTCGGCCTCCCGATGCGCGGACCCAGCGACGCCCGCGACCGAATCGCTCCGGTGCTCATAGGATACGAGCTGGTGACGAGCGAGAAGGACGGCGTGCTGCGCTTCTCGTATCGCAAGGACGTGCCGACGGCGACGGTCGATGCGCAGGACTTGAGCGCGCGCGAAATCGGCGCAGAGACAATCCGGCCTGTGACGTTCGCGGACCTCGGCGACGAACCTGCGGACTGCATCGTGGTCACGTATCGGCAGCAGCTGCGCGACTACACGGTGAGCGTGGCGCAATACAACCGCCGCGCCGAGGCTCCGCGCACGACGCAGCGCATCGACCTATCGCTCCTTCAGATGGAGGACGAGGACGCGCAAGCCGTCGCCATGCACACCGCGCTTCTCGCGCCCGTGAACCGTCGACAGGTTGAGCTGACGCTGCCGCTTTCGTACGTCGATTCGGTCTACGAAGGCGTGCGCATCTCGGTGCCCGTGAACGGTCGCACGCGCGAGATCCTCGTAATGGGCGTGACGCGAGGACCGACTGGCGTCCTCGAGGTCATGGGCATCATTGAGCAGTCGAGCATTTTTGATCTCGCCGTGAGCACGTACACGCCGCTCACGCCTGGCTTTGCGGCTCTCGGGCAAGATCCTGGGACGTTTGGCAACACGCCGATCAGTTTCAGCCTTTTGGACATCGCGCCACTCCGCGACGAGCACCGCAACAAGGTTGGCTTCTATCTCGCGGCGTGCTCTGAGTCGCGCTCGACGCGCTTTCCCGCCGCGATGCTGTATCAGGCTGTCGATGAGAACGAGGAAGAGTGGCGCCCGATCTCGCGCATCCATGTCGATTCTGTGATGGGTCGATGCACGACGACGCTTGGCGATGCCGTCATCGGTGTCTGGGATGAGATCAACACGCTGGACGTAGAGCTCACCTCTGGAGAGCTGGAAAGCGTTACCGAGCTTGCGTGCCTGAACGGACGCAACCGAGCGATGGTCGCGCGCGAGATCATCGGCTTCCGCACAGCCACGCTGATCGGGACGAACACCTATCGCCTCTCAGGCCTGTTGCGCGGATTGCGCGATACGGGCTCGCAGATGGAGCAGCACGTCGCGGACGAGCCCTTCATCCTGCTCACGGGTAAAGGCTTGGAGTTCGTCGAGCTAGAGGCGGCGGCAGTTGGGATGTCGCGCTCCTACAAGATGCTGACGCCTGGAATGCGCCTGCCTGAAGCGGAGACGTTCCAGTTCACGTGCTCGGGTGCCAGCAGCACGTGCTTTGCGCCGGATCACATCAAGGGCACGCGCGACGTGTCGAACAACCTGACGATCGAATGGACCCGCGTTTCGCGCGCAAACGTCCGACTGCTTTCGACGCAAGCGATCCCGATCTCTGAGCCGTTCGAACGCTACGAGCTCACGGTGAACAACGCGACGACTGGCGAGGCGATTCGGACCTTTGTCGTG